CTTCCACATTATCTTGTTACCGCTTGTTACAGTAGGACTATCAGTGTCGGAAGCTAGGGTTGTCCATGTCTCACCACTATCTAATGAGTAATTAACTGAGTTACCGCTTAACTTGAACGTACCATTTTCTCTTGCAACAAATGTCAAGTAGTCATTGCTGCGGTCACGAGGTTCTACAACCCAATTGGTTGGAATACCATTAGTACCTGTAGTCCATGATTCCATGCCTCGTGCCTTGACGAATGTACCACTGCTTGCAACGCCATTTACCCAATTAGAAGTGCAATAAGTTGCACTTATATTAGTTGCAAGACACTTAATGTAGTTAAGATGTGTACAATTAGAAAACATATAGTAATAACACATAGTAGCTAATGTTGTAGCTAGTAACTCTGGTGCCGTTGTCAACGAAGTGCAACCTTGGAACATCCGATAATAACACATAGTAGCTAATGTTGTAGCTGGAAGTTCTGGTGCCGTTGTCAGTGAGGTACAATTATAGAACATATTAGTACAAGCACTTGTTGTCATAGTGGTGCTAGAATCACCAATACTACTTGGTGCTGTTGTCAATGATGTACAACCATTGAACATATTTTCATAACACCCATTAGCTAATGTTGTAGCTGGAAGTTCTGGTGCCGTTGTCAGTGAGGTACAACCTTGGAACATTTGTGTACAAGCACTGTTTGCCATAGTAGTACTAGAATCACCAATACTACTTGGTGCTGTTGTCAATGATGTACAACCATAGAACATACTGTAATAACAATAACTAGCTAATGTTGTGGCACTTAACTCTGGAGCTGTTGACAACTTTGTACAACCCCAAAACATACCTTGATAACAATAATTAGCTAATGTCGTAGCTGGTAAGACCGTTGGTGCCTCTGTCAATGAGGTACAATCTCTGAACATAAAACTATAGCAATCATTAGTTAATGTTGTAGCTGGAAGTTCTGGTGCCGTTGTCAGTGAGGTACAACCTTGGAACATATTTCGATAACATCCATAAGCTAATGCAGCTAATGTGGTAGCTGGCAGTTCTGGAGCTGTTGTCAACGAGGTACAACCTCTGAACATATATGCATAACAATAACTATCTAATGTTGTAGCTAGTAATGACAAGTTCTCAGCATTCACGACATTGGTGTTACCACTAAATAAACCTTGAAAGGCATAGTCCTTTCCTTCCAAGCTAGTCTGGCCCTTAAAGTTATCACCAAACAACAATGACATTGGATTTCCCTCAACATCAAACTTAGCTGAAGAAGCAAATATACCAATACCTCCACTAGACCATGGCGCTAGTGTTGCCTTCCACATTATTTTCTTACTGCTTGCCACAGTAGGGCTATCAGTATCAGATGCTAAACTTGTCCATGTCTCACCTCCATCTAATGAATAATTAACAGGCTTGTTTAACTTGAATGTTCCATCTTCTCTCGCAACAAATGTCAAGTAGTCCTTACCATAGTCATGGACATATGGTTCATAGTGAACATCATTCTCTGCCACAGCAAGAGACACATTGGGAGTTGGGTGCTCTGTTGCAACATACTCCTCGTATTCTGCATTATTTGCAAATTTCTTTATATATTTCATAATATTACCTTATTTTACAATAATGGTTTTAGTTTTTCCTTTAGGAAGTAGGTGAAATATGGTTTTGGCTTGGAGTTATAGTATTCCCTTGCCATTTCTTTCTTTTGCTTGAGTGTAATCTTCTCAAGTTCCTTCCATTGATATGTTGCCCCATTCATGCAGTAGTCCCAATTGTCTTGGTTAAGGTATGCCTCCATTTCAATCGGCATGAACTTATATGGTGCATGCAAGTTAATTGTTATGAGTGGAAGATTGAGAACCCATTCCCAACAATATCTTAGGTAGAACCTAAACCATGAGTCTTTCATTGACTCCGCTTGTCTGACATGGATTGTCTCATGTGATTCAAGCTTGCTGTCAACCTTATCCGTCTCGTTTATCTTGTCAGCCTCCTTCTGAGTTTTGCAATAGGCATAGCCCTTCCACACTAGGCAAGAGAAGCTAGGGAGAAGGAAAAATGCCTTTTTTCCCTTTACGGTAATAAATTCACTTGGCTTCATAAATTTTTTTTATATAAATATTTGTGTTTTCAACATTTTTTATATATCTTTGCATTGTTAAACAACTTTTAACATGGATAGAAAGGATTTCATTGAGTTATTTAAGGATAATAGGAAGGCAAAGAGGGAAATATCGGCAGCTAGCATTGCCAACATACACAAGTTTGCCGAGGTATCATTAAGGATGGACAATGACACGTTGGACTATTTCTATGAGGTATACATTGATGATTTATTGGGGTCTGAGATACCAGATGAGGAGCTAACGGTAATGAAGGAGCAAGGTTGGTTCATTTCAAAGGATAAGAAGAATCTTAGAATATATATATAAGGTAATTTTCATAAACAAACTTAACACATTTAATTAAATGATTTATACACAAGTTATAGGAAGACTTGGAGCAGACTCGGAACTGAGGACATCGAAGAATGGGAATCAGTTCGTGTCAATGAGGGTTGCTTCAAACGATTTTGTCAACGGAGAGAATGTTACGACATGGCTTAATGTCATATGGAGCGGTGAACGTGCTGTCAAGATGCAAGAGCACATGAAGAAGGGCAGTTTGGTTTCAATCTACGGAACACTAAGGACTTCCCTATTCACTAACAAGAATGGCGAGCAAGCAATTTCCACGGATGTATTTGCCGATAGAATTGACTTTGTGAGCGGTGGAAATTCAGGGGCAACACCCACAAGTGATGCAGTAGCAGACACTACTACTCCTACACAAAAGCAGAAGGAGGAGCCGCAAGCCGAAGCAATGGCAAAGGTTGCCGCCTCATCTGCAAGCTCTGATGATGACTTGCCATTCTAAACTAAGACAATCCCTAGCAATAAACGTTAGGGATTGTTTTTTTGCGCCTATTTATACTTTATTAACACTTGAAATTTTGTTTATTCATTTATTTTTTGTACATTTGCAAAAAAATAACATTTGTAACTTAAAAATAGAATAAGAATATGGCAAGTAGAACTAAGACTAGTGTGATTGAGACAGAGGTAAAGAATGCCGAAAATGCAGTGGTAGAGGGATTAACCCCAATGAAACTAGTTAATGACAATGGGGAGGTTAACATCGATAGCCTCACGCCTTCGCGTGTAAAATACTATAAGGAAATTGCATCAGTCCTCAATGAAAAGGACATCACCACAATATCTAGTTATGGCTCAGACTTGCAGAGGGCGATGGATACATATTCAAGTGACTTCCTAAAGCAGTCATTCGACTCCAAGACTAGCATTGAGTCGGCAAAGCTCATATCCAACCTATTAGGCGAGCTTCATGAGGTAAACGTTGATGATTTGGAGACCCCAAATGCATTCAAGAGACTTCTCCGTAAGATTCCTGGCTTAAACAAGCTAGTGGTCTCTATCGAGCAGATTAAGGCTAAGTACAACACCATTGAGAAGAACATAGACGCAATTGTAAGTAAACTTGAAGCCACTCGTCAGATTGCAATTCGTGACAATAATCTATTGCAGAGTCAGTTTGAGAACAACTGTGACTATGTTGACCAACTTGAAGACCTCATCGTTGCAGGAAAGATGAAGTCCAATGAACTTGCCGAACTTGTCTCGCATATGAGGCAAAATGCTAGCGGATATGAGGAATATCAGATTTCTGATGTCGAGGAGTATAAGAACTCTCTTGACAAGCGTTTGAGCGACCTCGTAGCCCTAAGGTATGCCTTCAAGCAGTCACTTACACAGATACGTATCATACAACGTACCAACATACTCCATGCAAACAACACGGAGTCACAGATTGCGATGACAATACCCCTTTGGAAGAACCAATTGTCACTTGCGGTTGCCCTCTATGACCAAAAGCAAGCCATAGAGATTGGAACAAAGGTAACTGACACCACAAACGAGCTGATGCGGAAGAATGCCGAAATGATGAAGACACAAGCCATTGACGTTGCAAAGGAGAGTCAGCGAATGGTTATCGACGTTGAGACCTTGAGGAAGACAACGCAAGACCTTGTTGCCACGCTGGAGGGCGTACAGAAAGCTCAAAGGGAAGGCGCAGAGAAACGAGCCGCTGCTGAAGCTGAAATCATGAGGCTTGAGAAGGAAATGAAAATGAAGGCAATCGGAGTCTCCGAATCGACACAGAAAATTATAACAAAAGAACTTCAGAACATAAAGGAAAATAAACTTTTATGCGAGTAATGACTGATATGGACATTCCTGATAAGAAATTCCTCGTTAACGAACTTGAAAAATGGCTACTTCCACAAGTAAAGGAGGAGGAGAAACACCCAATCATAGCGGAAAAGCCATTTACATTGCCAAAGGAACTCTTCGAGCTAGTTGATTTCACCGAAATGGGTGTAGTCAATGAGGCAAGCAAGTTTAAGCCAAAGTTCGTAAGGGGTGAAAAATATGCCCTTAGCGGAGTTTCATGCGACGGATTCAAGATGCAAGAGAAGGTGTATGAACTCGTTGGAGTCCATGATAAGTTTGACAATATTGACATCAATTCAATCATCGTCAAGCAGATAGGTGGAAACAAAGACAAGATATTCACCTTGTCAAAGAACGATTGCAAACACATAGGGATAAAATATGAAAATGGCTTGCAGTTGTTCCCAAAGCAGCTGAACTGGCGACGCATAAAGGACATTCTTCCCTTCAACAGCGCAAATCTCGCCACAATGCCACTCAGTGATATTGACAATACCATTAGGTATGCACTAGTCAAGATTTACGGCTTCAAGGACTATAAGGACGGATATGTGCTCACACCTAGCGGAAAACTCATCAAGGAAAAACAGTTTGAGAAAACCCTCAGAATATCAAGCAGTGAACCGTTGGTATATGGCAATGGGGTGGTAACAAGGGAACATACTAACCTTAATGTGGAGATTGTATATCCAAAGGGGATAGTGTATAAATACAATAACTTCATTTCAAGCGAAGATACTATCTATGTGCTAATCAAGTTTGCTAGACAAGCACCCCTAAATGACACAACAGATGGCCTAAGCGGAATCGAAAGACCATATGTGGACGGTTTTAACCCAAATGACCATCTTGAAATCACTTGGGATGAAAAAGGAGCAATGAGCATTGAGGAGTATGAAGAGGCACAGAAGAAAATAGAAAATGAGAGATTGGCAAAAATAGCCAAGGAAGAGGCAAGAAAGAACGAAATCAAACGTTCCTTCAAAACATACGATATTAAATATGCCACACCTACAAAAATCCAAATACCAAAGGCTTCCAATGGCATAAGTTCATTCAATTTCTATGCAGACGAAATGGAAAGGAATTTAAGTAGCCTAGAGTATATGTTAAGTAATATTGAAAACGAATTAAACAAATTATTTGAATAATAATATGAGAATAGTAAATAACCCAAAGACAATCGATGGATTGAGGGTCATCCAAGACCCAGAGGAAATGGAACAAGCCTTGAAAAATGGCGAATCTTTTTATCATTGGGAGTTCGGAGACTCCATGTCGCCACTCATTAAGAATATGGAATACTGCAAGATTACACCTTGTGTGCCAAATGACGTTAAGAGAGGTGATGCAGTCTTCTGTGTGCTAACACATGAAATGAGCGGCGGAAGATGGCCGATGGTACACCAAGTATGGGAAATCTCAGACGCTAGCCATACCAATGAACTATGGTTCAAAATAGGCAGCACATCAAGTTCCATATTCGGATGGACAAAGGAAGTGTACGGCATAGCAAAAGGTACCGACATATTCCAAAAATTCACGGCTGAAATGCGTGATGCATTGAAAATGGAAAAAGAGGAAATACCTAGTTAAGATAAAAAAAGTGACCAATTCATCACAATTTAATTGATTTTTTCAAAAAAATGTATATTTATTATAAAAACAAATTAAAAAAAATATGAAACAATATAATCTACATAACGAGCATCATATCGAACTTGGGTATTCTTATCCGAGAAGAATAGGTATGTCCGTAAGTTAATGGTAGACTTTGTATCATAGCAATAAGAAAAAAATCAAAATATAATAGCTAAAGGTGAGTAGTCTACGGATTGCTCACCTTTTTTGCTTAAAATGTGTTAAAAGATTGATGAGAATTTGGTTATTAGAAAAAAAAATCGTATATTTGCATAGTGAATGGGGGAATAAACCATGAGTATAGTTAAGAGTTTTGACAAGGCTTTGAAAAGAATGGAGGAATGCAATTGGGATAAGATATACGTTCTTGTTGATTTGCATGATACAATATTCGAGGCATGCTATTATGAGAATGAGGAATATAAATGGTATCCATATGCCAAGGAAACATTGGAACTCATGAGTCATGCGAAGTATATTTCACTCATACTGTGGACATCAACCCATATCAATACCGTGGTAAAATACATTACCTATCTCAAGAAGTTCGGCATTAACTTCGATATGGTCAACCTAAATAGAGAAGTAAAAAATACCGACTTGTCTTGTTTCGACGAAAAGACATACTTCAACGTTGGGATTGATGACAAATTCGGCTTTGATGCTGAAATTGAATGGAAAACATTATACTATTATCTAGCAGAAGCAATAAGATTGGGGAAGCTAAGATAAATAAAATTGTGGCGTTGGGGAGTAGACAAACCCAGGGGTCCGTAAAACCTCCGCTTCGGCTTCGTTAGTGCAAATCTAACCGCCACAACACATTGCTAGGTAGCTTAATTATGCAAAGCCTTGGATTTTACCGAGAGATTGTAGGTGAGAGTCCTACCCTAGCAGCAATATAAGGAATCTAACAGCAAGCTTTGTTATGAAAATTAGTCAAAGAGGTTAGGACGCATCAGTGATAATGATGAATCATAGGTTCGAATCCTATATTTCCATATAAAAGATAGATTCCGACTTTTATATATGGTGATTGTAGCTCAGAGGAAGAGCGCTTGGCTGTGGACCAAGAGGCCGAGATTTCGAAATTCTCCTTTCACCCTAAAAAAAAACTGACTATTGCACATCAGCAATGCTCTGTCATAATGGTTAAAATAATACCATATAGTTATCCACAACTGATGAAGGTCGCCGAAAGTGCGTATCATAAGTAGGAGAGTTGGGCAGTTCAACGATAGTCAGTACTTTGGACTTTGGTGGAATTGGTTAACACGTCAGATTCTGGCTCTGAAGATTGGGGGTTTGAGTCCCTCAAGTCCAACATAAAAGTAAAAAAAAAAGTTCATTGAAAATTTGGAAATAAGGAATATTTTATATATCTTTGCATCGTTTAAATGAAATGCTGCGTTCGACTAGTGGCTGAGGTCCTCAGATTTTCATTCTGATAGGGAGGTTAAGGCTTCTCTCAGGGGTTCGAATCCCCTACGCAGTTCAATGCGGCTTTAGTGTAATGGTTTGCACAGCCCTCATCCGAGGGAAAGAGTGGTTCGATTCCATAGGCTTGCTCAAAAAGGAAACACACAGCAAGATTTAAAGGTATAGCATTAAATTATGGTTTTAAGGGTCGTTGGTTCAAGTCCAACTCACATCACTAGATTGGTGTGATAGCTAAGATGGAAAAATGTTTCCGATTTTTTAAATAAAAAAAGATGTGAATCTGGGTGTCGCCTAACGGGATGGCGCTTCATTTGGGATGAAGAACTAAAGAGTGTTCGACTCACTTCACCCAGACAAAAAACAATTTTCAAACCATATATAGTTCTCTAAAATAATTACTGTGAATAGTTTTGAAGTGGAAGATAAAAATTTAAAATCCATTAAGTTGGTTAAATGCTTGCAATGCAGTAAAGAATTTATACCAAAATACAAAAATAATAGATTTTGTTCTTGTTCTTGTGCGGCAAAATATAATAATGTGAGAAGAGACCCAGTTTCAGAGGAGACAAAAACTAAAACGTCTGAAACTTTACTAAAAAGGTATCATGGAGAAAATTGGAGAGAAGAAATTAAAAAGTTTAAAGAAATTATATCCAATAAAGGGGGTAAAAAACATAAAAGATATTTTTTAGACCAAACACCTAACAATATTTGCAAAATATGCGGAAAAAAATTTTTCTCTTGCGATAAAAATGCTATATATTGTTCTAACAAATGTAAGTACAATGATGCAGAATTCATTAAAAAAATAAGGGATAAACAATTAGAAAATGTTAGGAATGGGGTTCATAAAGGATGGCAAAGCAGAAACATAGAATCATATCCTGAAAAATTTTGGAAAAAAGTTTTGAATGAAAATTCGATAGGATATAAACGAGAAGATTTTTCCACTAAAAAATACTTTTTGGATTTTCTTATTGAGAAAAATGGCAAAAAAATTGATTTAGAAATAGATGGGAAACAACACAACTATAGAAAAGAACATGATATTATAAGAGATAAATTTTTATCTGAAAATGGCTTTATTGTTTATCGTGTTGATTGGAATAGCATTAATGATGAAAAAGGAAAAGAGGAAATGAAACATAAAATAAATGATTTTATAGAGTTTTACCATAATTTATAGATATATGTATATTTTATCTATTAAGTGGAAACGTCACATATCTTAAGGATGCTTACAGCAATGATTATTTAAAACACTTGAAATGTTGATAATAAAAAAAGCATCCGTTTTATATAAAAATAGCAAATGTTATGGCAGACACCTATAAGAAATTAACAAGGGACGATATAGATTTTCCAAACTATTGTTTATTCTTTATAAAATCGATACAAGAGGCAATTGACAAGTGCGAATTGAGTTACACAGACTTCTTGGAAATAAATATAGATACAACATATCCATATTGTTCGGATGCATTTGAATTGGTTTCCAAGACGTTTGAGAGAAAGGGTTTTGATGTAAGAACCCCAACATTTAAAATAGAGATTAGGGATAAAGTTAAATATTATGACTATAAATGGAAATTAAGAAAAGGAGTAGACCTTAGTGATTTACCATTTTGAGATAAAATTAAAAAAAAAAGTAA